TGCACGTCGCGGTGCGTACGAATCTGGATCATCAACGCTCACGTAGCGTGACTTCGACCGCTGGGTAGCTCCCAGCGGGAAGAAAGCCCCGAGTCTCCAGGCTCGGGGCTTTCGCATTCCTGGAGATCGAATGAACCCCTGCCCTCACTGCGGTACGCCCATGTCCAATCCCCGCCGGAAGCAATGCGGCGCCCCAGAGTGCTACCGCGCCTACTACAACGACCGTCAGCGCGAGTACCTCACTGCCGTCAAGGAGCGCACGGGCGCCCGGTACGAGGATCGCTACAAGGTCGAGGGGCGCTGCGTCGACTGTGGCGGCGACATCCGCTCGCGACACGGCGCTCAACGCTGTGAACCCTGCGGCCAAGCCTTCGGGAGCTCGGCCGGCAACGCCACCCAGGCCTCGGCCGCCGCTGGCCGGCGGCGACAGGCTCGGATTCGGCGGGCGCTGCGCCGCCTCGAGCGGCCTCCGCCCCGCCCGCGAACCTGGGTGGCGGGCCGGTGCGCTCGCTGCGGAAAGGGGTTCGTGTGCCGCCTGAAATCCAGCCCGGCCCGGTATTGCTCCCGTCGCTGCGCGGCTTCGTCAAGCAACTCAAGGCGTCGGGCCTGCTTGGCGGGCGCGATCGCGGTGCCGTACCGGCGGAACGACGTTTTTCAGCGCGACCGGTGGACGTGCCAGCTGTGCGGGAAGCGGGTCGTGCGGTCGGCCGTGGTGCCTCATCCCCGGGCGCCGGTTATCGATCACATCGTGCCGCTCGCCGCGGGCGCTGAGGTCGGCGGCGTCGACGCGCCCTGGAACGTGCAGTGCGCCCACTTCCTGTGCAACTCGTACAAGCGTGACCTGCTGGTCGCGCCGGCCCTGTTCTGAGGAGGGCGAATGGCTGGAACTGGCCGCCCGCCGGCCGAGAACAAACGGCGCCGCAATGCAGACTTGTACGAGGGCCTCGAGGTGACGGTCACTGCGGCATCGTCGAACGCCCCGAAGTTGCCTGGCGCAAGCGGTTACAGCCGGCAGACGCAAGCTTGGTACGCCACGTGGGCTACGGCTCCGCAGTCGCAGGCGTTCGTAGTGACCGACTGGCAGCGGCTCCACATGCTGGCCCCCCTGGTGGATCGCTACTTCCTTGCCCCCGACAAGGGGCTAATGGCCGAGATCCGGCTAAACGAGGCCCTGCTCGGCGCGACGCACGTCGACCGGCTCCGGGCTCGAATCAAGGTGGCCGGCGAATCTGCGCCGACGGAGCCGACCGAGGGCTCGGACGAGGTGGCCGCCCGACGGCGTAAGCGGATGACCGATGCCTCGTGAAATCGTCTACGCCCCTGACCATGACCGTGACCGGTCGCTAGGCCATCTGGCCTGGGGTTGGGTGGAGCACTTCTGCGTTCACGGCCCTGGCGATGTTCAGGGCCAGGCGGTGGAGCTCGACGGCGAGTTCGGCGGGTTCATCGTCGACGCCTATGCCCTGCGCGCGCACGGCCGCAAGCTGTACGACTCGGCTGTCATCTCACGGGCGAAGGGCCGATCCAAGAGTGAACTGGCCGCGTTCGTGGTGCTGTTCGAGGCGTTCGGGCCAGCCCGTTTCGACGGGTGGGCCGAGGGCGGCGAAGTCTACCGCTGGCGGGACTTCGTCCACCGGTACGAGCCTGGCGAGCCGATGGGCAAGCCGGTCACGTACCCGTTCGTCCGGTGCCTCGCCACCGAGGAGACGCAGGCCGGCAACACCTACGACAACGTGCACTTCAACCTCACCGAGGGCCCGCTGTCGGACGGCCTACCGAAGGGCACGTCTGGGCTGACGCGGGTATTCATCCCCGGCGGTGGCGAGATCCGGCCCTCGACGGCGTCTAGCTCGTCGAAGGACGGCGGCAAGGAGACGTTTACCGTCTTCGACGAGACGCACCTCTACAGCACGCCGGAGTTGCGGCGGATGTACACAACCGTCGACCGGAACTGCCGCAAGCGCAAGGCGGCTGAGCCATGGGCGCTGCAGACCACGACGATGTACCAGCCCGGCGACGAGTCGGTGGCTGAGGTGACGCACACCCGGGCGAAGCTCATTGCCGAGGGGAAGTCGCGGGCGACCCGGCTGCTGTTCGACCACCGCGAGGCCCCAGCCGAGGTGGACCTCACCGATCTGGACGACATGGTTGCCGCGCTGCGTGAGGTGTATGGGCCATTCGCTGACGTGCTCGACCTCGAGGGCATTGTCGAAAACGAGTTCTGGAACGTCGAGAAGGACGTCGACGACTCGCGCCGGTACTTCTTCAATCAGCCGACCGCGGCCCGCGACGCGTGGTGCACGTACCCGGACTGGGCGGCGTGCGCTGAGCCGGACACGATCGTGGCCGACGACGACCCGATGGTGATGTTCTTCGACGGCTCGAAGTCGGACGACTCGACGGGCCTCGTTGGTTGCCGCATGTCGGACGGGTTCGTGTTCCTCCTCGGGGCTTGGGAGAAGCCGATCGGCAGAGGCGGCGAAGGCTGGGAAGTGGACCGGGTCGACGTGGATCGGGTTGTCCGCCGAACGTTTGAGATGCACCCCAACGTGGTCGGGTTCTTCGGCGACGTGCGCGAGTTCGAGTCCTACATCGACACATGGGGCGCCGACTTTGGCGATCGCCTTCTCGTCCATGCCGTCCCTGGCCGGGCGCGCGCCGCCGTCGGCTGGGATATGCGTACGCGCACGCGCGAGTTCACCGATGCAGCCATGCGCTCGGCGATCGACATTGCAGAGCACGACTTCCCGCATGACGGCGACTCGCGGCTGATGCGGCACGCGCTGAACGCGCGGAAGGCACCGAACAAGTACGGCGTCTCAGTGACCAAGGAAGCCAAGCACTCCCCGAAGAAGATCGACCTGGCGGTGTGCGCCATCGGCGCACGCATGGTGCGCCGGTTGGTGCTGGCGTCGGATGCGTGGTCCAAGCGTGATCAAAAGGGCAAGCATGCCGGCCGAGTCCGCGGATGGGGGTGAGCTAGGTGGCGCTGAGCGAGGACGACGCGAAGCAGGTCGTGGTCGACATGCTGAAGGTCCGCGACGAGGAAGCCGAACGGCTCAACCGGGTGCACTCCTACCTGACCGGCAAGGCCTGCAACGTGTACGTGCCGAAGAAGGCGACGCGGGAGTACCGAAAGCTGGTCGATATATCGCGGACGAACATCATGCCGCTGGTGGTGTCGTCGTTCGCGTCGAACCTGTTCGTCGAGGGCTACCGCCCGGCCCGGGCGTCGGACAACGCGAAGGCGTGGGAGATCTGGCAGGCCAACCGGATGGACGCCCGCCAGTCGGGCATCTACCGGGCCGCCCTGGGCTACGGCCTGGCCTACGCGACGGTGCTGTCGGGCAAGCAGAACGGCGAGAAGATGGCGAAGATCAAGCCGTTCTCGCCGCGGGCTATGACGGCTGTGTACGAAGACGCGGTCGCCGACGAGTGGCCGGTGTACGCGGTCAGCTGCGAGCCGGGCTACATCATCGAAGAGGGCCGGCCGGTGCCGGTGAGCCGGACGGTGCTGTACGACTCCGGCGGCCTGTACCGCTTCGTGGCCAAGGGCAACGACTCGCCACAGTTCCAGCGTTACGACGAGCACGGCCTGGGCGTCACGCCGGTGGTCCGGTGGCTGAACGAATACGGCGACACCGAGGACGGGACCCTCGGCGAGGTCGAGCCGCTCATTCCCGACCAGGACCAGCTGAACAACACCACGTTCGGGCTGCTGATGGCCCAGCAGTACGCCGCTTTCAAGCAGCGGTGGGTCACCGGCATGACGATCGAGGAGGACCCGGAGGGCAACACCCGGGAGCCGTTCAACCCTCGTGTCGACGGGATGCTGCAGTCGGAGTCGCCGGATACGAAGTTCGGCGAGTTCCAGGAAACCAACCTCGCCGGCTACCTCGATTCGCGTCAGTCGACGCTGCGGATCGCTTCGGCGAAGGCGCAGCTGGCCGCGCACGCGATGCTCGTGTCCGACGGCGTGACGAACCTGTCCGCTGAGGCGCTGGCGGCTCTGGAGGCCCCGTTCCAGCGGAAGATCGCCGAGAAGAAGACCAGCTTCGGCGAGTCGAACGAGCAGATGTTGCGCCTGGCGGCGAAGGCGAACGGCGACACGGCCGGCTGGGAGGACACGTCCGCGCAGGTTGTGTGGCGCGACACCGAGTCCCGTTCGCTGGCCCAGGTCGCCGATGCGCTGGGGAAGATGGCGCAGATGCTGGCCATCCCGCCGCGGGCACTGTGGGAGCGGATCCCGGGCGTGACCGATATGGACCTGAAGCGGTGGGAGAAGCTCGCCGACGCCGAGGACGAGAAGCAGGCCGAGGCAGCCGCCGAGGCTGGCATGACCGTAGACGACCAGCAGCTGACCCAGCAGGAACCGACGCGTGGCAAGCCCGGCCGCCGACCGGCTGTCAGCGGCGCACCGGCGTGAGCTGGGCGCCATTTCGGCGGCCGTCTCCTCTGGGGTGTTCTCGCTGGCGCTCGGGGCTGATCCGTTCTCGATCGACCTGTGGTTCTCCTCTGCCGCCGACGGGCTGATCACAAAGGTGATGTCTGGCCACGGCCAGGCACGTCGGTCCACGATGGACTACCTGACCGGCCACGGGACCCTGTCCGGGCATGCGGTGCGGCCGGTGCCGGCCAGCCTCGACATGGCGCAGGTGCGAACGTCGTTGCGGGTCACCGGACCGGTGGCGTTCAAGACGGCGATCCGTGGTGGTGCTTCGCCTGAGCGGGCAGTCGAAACGATGGCCCGGCAGCTGTCCGGGTCCTCGTCACGGCTTGCCCTCGCCGGGGATCGGGACACGTTCGACGCGACGCTGCGCTCGCCTCGGGGCGGGATCATCGGCTACCGCCGGCGCCTGGGTGGTCGCGGCTGCGGGTTCTGCTCGATGCTCGCGTCCCGTGGCGCGGTGTATCTGTCGAGGGCATCAGCGTCACGCACGAAGGACGGGCAGCGTTACCACGACCACTGCCGCTGCAGCCCAGAGCCGCTGTATGTGCACGAGGATGAGCCGACCGAGGTCCGGGTCCTTCAACGCCAGTGGCAGCGGGTCACAGCCGGGCACTCGGGCAACGGCGCGGTGCGGGCGTGGGAGAAGCATTGGGAGTCCAGGCTCCCGGCCGGCGAGGTGCGCGCGGCCGCGAACCTGACGCGGGCACCTTCCCGGGTGGCGGCGAGCACGCCAGGAACCCCCACGGGCCCGGCTGCACCGCAGTTTCCGGTGGAGCTACGCCCCGCCCTGGCCCGCGCCCGGTCCATTCGCAAGGTCGAGCAGGCGTTCCAGCGCGAGGTGAAGCGCCTCACCGGCCGGGACATCCCGGTCGACTTCCACGGCCAGGCCGTGGACATTGCAGCCGACCACGCCGAGGGCATGCTGCGGGTGTTGACGGAGTTCCCGGACACGCCGCTGTCGGAGATCCAGACCGGCATCGCGGCCCGGAAGGTGTATGCGCAGGCGTGGGTCGAGGCCGGCCGGGTCGACTTCGACGTGCGGATGGCTGGGCATTCGTCGCTGTACCGGGCGACGATGCGCCGCGACGCCGCGAACGGCTTCCACATGCGGGGCGCGTCGACTCCGGCGGGTACCGGCGCGCACGAGCTGGCGCATGTGGTTCACCACCACTACGACTCGCTCGACCTGAACCGCAAGGTTTCGCGGCTCCTGGATGACCTGTCGGCTGAAGCCGGTCTTGATGTGGCGAGCTATGTCCAGCGGGAGCTGGGCGGGTATGCGCTGAAGCACATCGACGAGATGATCGCCGAGGCTGTGTCGGATGCCCTCATGTCGGGGGCTGCGGCGTCGCGCCTGTCGCGTGAGGTGCTGGACCTGCTGCGGCAGAACTACCGGGCCGGCCGACGGGTGTCCGAGGCCACGACGAAGGCTCTGGCGTCTGAGGCCCTGGACCTGTCGAAGCTGACGGTTCCGCAACTGAAGGCGCTCGCGAAGGCCCGCGGTATCACGATCCCCGCGGGCGCGCGGAAGCCGGACATCGTGCGGCTGCTCGACGAGCCGCTGGCGCCGGCGACGAGCCTCGCCGACTTCGACGCGCGCCTGGCCGCCGCTGCGACGCGGGCGGACGCGATGAAGGCCGCACCGGTCAAGTTCACCGGCGGCGACTTCGACGACCGCATCACCGGCCTGCCGGCACGGGTGACGCCCGAGGCGCGCGCGGAGATCGTGCAGTCGTTGGGGATCTACCAGTCCGCCAACGACAAGGCCATCAACGAGTTCCTCCGTGGCGTCGACCTCGACACGATCCGGGCCCGCCACGGCGTCACCGCCGCTGAGGGCGTTCAGGCTCAGGTGCGCGGCATCGACGCGGCCATGGAGCACTCGGCGCTCCGCTCCGATGTGGTGCTGTGGCGCTCGCCCGGTAGCGGCATCGACCTCTTCGGTCCGCGCCGGTCCTGGGGCGACGACCTGGCCGGGCGCACGTTCACTGATCCGGCGTTCTCCTCGACGTCGGCCCGGCACGAGATCGCCGACCGGTTCACCGTCAATAACGGCGTCCGGTTCCAGATCCTCGCCCCGAAGGGCACGCCCGGTGTCCGCCTGCGGGACGGCTCGATCGACGAGTTCGAGGTGCTGCTCGGCCGGAGCATGGAGTACCGGGTCGTCCGGGACAAGGGCTGGGTCGAGCTCACCAACCCGAAGACGGGCAAGGTCGTCAAGGTCCGGGACCTGGACGTCGAGATCGTGCCCGCGCGCGCGACCCCGGCCCGGGCGCTCGAGGCCCCCGACCTCGAGGACGCCGCCCGCGCCCGTCAGGCCGTCGTCGACGTTCACCGTGGCGTCGCCGACACCCTGTCCGAGGTCGCCGGCCTACTCGACAACGAGGCCAGCGCACGGCTGCTGACGTCCCGGGCCGAGGCGATCCTGGCCCGGTCGACCGGCGAGGTCAAGAAGGCCCTCGCGCCGTTGGTGCGGGCAATGAAGACCGGCGACTCGGTGAAGATCGAGCGCGCGATGACGGCGGCTGGCCGGAAGCTGGGCCTGCGTCGCGGTTCGCCCGCCGGGGAGATCGTCGACTACGACCGCAGCGTTCACGGCCCGATCGCCGGTGAGCGTATCGCCGACGGGGCGAAGGTCCGCATCGTCCGACCCGGCTACGACGCGACCATCAACGGCGAGGACCTGCGACTCAGCAAGGCCGTCGTCGAGCCGCTGTCCGAGGCCGAGGTAAAGGACATCGAACGGCGGGCTCTGCGTGCGGCCGCCCGGGAGCGCAACAAGTTCATCGAGAGCAAGGCGGGGACGGCCCGACTGCTGGCCGAGGTCGACGAACTCATCGTCAAGGGTGCCGACAAGGCCGCCATCGCCCAGCGTCTCGACCCGGCGTTGATCGGTCCGGAGCAGCCGTTCGCCGGGGCCGACCCGGCCATCCTCGAAGCACTTCGCAAGGCCCTCGATACCAGCCCGGCCGCACTGCGGTCGGCGGTCACGCGGGCCACGACGAAGGCGAAACTCAAGCCGGTCAGCAAGGCCGGGGCGAAGGCGAAGTTCGACCCGGACACGATGGAGCCGGTGTCCGGCGTGGACATCCCGGCCGGGTCACCGGTCACGGTCGTGACGCGCGGGACGTCGGTCACGCTGCCGGACGGCGCGGTGCTGCATCTGAGCAAGGCGCGGGTCACGGTGGCCCCGACGAAGCCGGTTCGGACCGCGAGGCCCAGCCGCAGCGCGGAGACGGCCGACGACATCATGGACCGCGTGAGGGCGATCGATCCGAGTCTGGGCCAGGCGCAGAGAGCTGCTGCCATCGACGAAGTAGTGGCCCGCGTTGCCCAGGTCTTCGACGGCGATTTCGCGGGCGTAACCGTCCGGTTCAATCCCGGCGACATCGGAGTCTCCGATCGCACGCTTCAGATCTCCGGAGACCTGGTCGCGGGTGGCCGGGTGGTCGGTCGCTTCTCGCGCTCGATCTCGCGTGACGCCAACGGCAACCTGTCCGCGTGGCACGGGCACCTGGAGATCAGCCGGTCGCGTCAGGGCTCCGGCATCGCCGAGGAGTTCAACCAGAATCTCTTCGACTGGTACCGCCGGTCCGGCGTGAAGCGGGTCGAACTTGCGGCCAATATCGACGTTGGCGGGTACGCCTGGGCGACAAAGGGCTTTGACTTCGCCGACCCGACTGCGGCGCAGTGGTTTATCAACGCGGGTCTTCGGAAGATCCGGCTCACCATTCAGGTGGGCGGCAAGCTTCCGCGCGGCGTCACCCGTCAGCAACTCGACGACCTGAATCAGTACCTCAGGGACATTGAAGCCGGACGCATCAAGGTCCGCGCGTTTGACATCTCGCAGTGGGGTCGCAAGCCTGGACAGCGCGGCCGAGCGGCCATGTGGCCGGGGAAGTGGCTCATGCTCGGATCGGACTGGCAGGGCACCCTTGTGCTCTGACCTACACTCAGACCATGGCCGTGGTTCTGTACTCCGATGAGGAGCGTGCGCGGCACTCGCGCATCATCCAGCGGGTCAACCACGAGTGGACGATGGAGCAGGTCGCCAAGGGCGTCGACGGACCAACCCCGGACGACCGCAAAGAGCCGTCGGACTACAACCAGCACGTGCCCGCGCTCGAAGCGTCCGGTGAAGACCTCGACGACCTGGCCGAGCGGATCCGTAGGGCGCTAGCCGAGTGACCAGCCAGCCCACCTCCCAGTGCGCCCTCTGCGTTCACTTCGTGTCCCCGTTCGCCCGCCCCGATCGGGACTACTCCGCCCCGGCCAGCTGTGCTGCGTTCCCGGCCGGTATACCGGACGAGGTGTACGGCAACGTCCTCGACCACCGTGAGCAGATCGGCGACGACAACGGGATCCGCTGGGACCCGAAGCCCGGGGCCGAGTTCCCCGAGTACGCCTTCTGACCTGACCCGCACCACCTGAGGCCCAGACGCGACGTCTGGGCCTTTCGCATGCCCCCGCTCCGACATGGGGCGGGCAAACCGATCGCCCGACATGGGAGACCAGCAGTGACCGAAGAAGAAGAGACCGGCACGGAAACGGCGCCGACCACCCAGGCCGACAAGGACTGGAAGGCCGAGACCGAGAAGTGGAAGACGCTCGCGCGTCAGCACGAGGCCAACAGCAAGAAGCTCCTCGCCATCGAGGAGTCACAGAAGACCGAGGCGCAGAAGCTCGTCGACGCTAGGGCGGCCGCCGAGAAGACGGCTACCGACAGCCAGGCCGAAGCCATGCGGCTCCGCGTGGCGGTCGCGAAGGGCCTGCCGGCCGACCTCATCGACCGGCTCCACGGCTCCACCAAGGAAGAACTCGAGGCCGACGCCGACGCACTGCTGAAGCTCTTCAAGACGCAGCAGTCCACCGGCGACCCGGCCCGCGTCGTTGCCGACCTTCGCCCCGGCGCACTTCCGGCCACCGCGGCCGGAGCAGGAACCTTCGACGCGGACGCCTGGATCCGGTCGAAGGCCAACAAGTAAATCTCCGCCCCGAGCCACGGGGCTCAACCACCAAAGAAGGGGATAGCCCCGATGGCTACCAACGAAAGCATCGCTCGCCGGTCGAGCGGATCCGACCCGCTCGTCCCTGAGCCGCTGCGCAAGGAGATCCTGCAGGCCCTGCCGGCAGCGTCCGCCATCATGTCGCTCGTCCCCGAGACGCAGCGCATCCAGATGTCAGCGCTTACCGAGCGGGTGCCGGTCCTGTCCGTGCTCCCGACGGCGTACTTCGTCAGCGGCGACACGGGCCTGAAGCAGACCACGAAGCAGCAGTGGCGGAACAAGACCCTCACCGCCGAGGAGATCGCGGTCATCATCCCGATCCCCGAGAACTACATGGCCGACGCCCAGACCCCCATCTGGGAGCAGGTCAAGCCGCGGCTCATCGAGGCCGCCGGTGCCCTCATCGACGAGGTGGTCGTGTTCAACATGTCCGGCTCCAAGCCGGTCACGTGGGGCCCGGACATCTACCACCGCGCCATCCTGGCCGGCAACTACGTCCACGAGGGCTACGGCGTCGACCTGGGCGTGGCGGTCGCCCGCGGCGGCGAGCTCCTCGCCGCGGACGGCTACGACCTGAACGGCTTCGTGTCCAAGCCGGGCCTAAACTGGCGGCTCACGCAGCTGCGGTCGAGCAACGGCGACCCGATCTACCAGGGCAACCTGCAGGGCGGGGTCGGCCAGACGCTGTACGGCATGCCGCTGCGCGGCCTGAAGAACGGCGCCTGGAACGCCACCGAGTCAACGCTGATCGGCGGCGACTGGTCGCAGGCCATCGTCGGCATCCGGCAGGACATCTCATTCAAGGTGTTCACCGAGGGCGTCATCTCCGACAGCGAGGGCGCCATCGTCCTCAACCTGATGCAGCAGGACTCCATCGCCCTGCGCATGACCATGCGGGTCGCGTGGGAGGTCGCCAACCCCGGCAACCGCCTCAACACCGACACCGCCGGTGCGACGGGTGTCGCGCCCACCGAGTCGACGACCCGGTGGCCGTGGTTCGTGCTGCGTCCGGCGGGCTACTCCTACTCCTGATCAAGGAGATCCGCGCGCATGAAGGTGTTGGCCCTGGCCCACCAGTACGTCCCAGTCCGGAACGCGGGCGCGGAGACCATGCTTCACGGCATGCTCTCCGCGCTCGCGCGGGCCGGCCACGACGTGCACGTCTCACTGTCCAGCCAGGTCGGGGCGCCCTACGTCCACGAGGGCATCAACGTGTGGCCCCGAACCGAGGGTGCCAAGCCCGACCACTTCCGCCACGTGCCCGGCGCGGCCGTGCTCATCGCCCACCTCGAGAACTCCGAGGTCGCCTCGTTCATGGGCCACCTCAACGACCTGCCCGTTGTCCTCGTCCACCACAACACGTTCGCCGTAACCCGCAAGATGCTCCACTTCTACGGCGCCCGCGTCGACCTGGTCGTCGTCAACAGCCAGTGGATGGCCGACGACCTGATCGCGTGGCACCGGCTGAACGAACTCACTCCGCCACGCACGATCGTGGTGCGTCCGCTCGTCGACCGGGCCGACTACGCCACCGAGCCCGGCGACCGTGTGACGTTGGTCAACCTGAAGCGGCAGAGCCTGGACCCCGGATCGGCGATCACCTTCGGCAAGGGGTCGGAGACGTTCTGGTCGGTCGCCGCCCGCATGCCTAAGACCAAGTTCCTCGGCGTCACCGGCGCCTACGGCGAGCAGCAGACCGGCGACCTGTCAAACGTGGAGGTTCTGCCGCACACCCCGCGCATGCGCGACGAGGTGTACGCCCGGACGCGGGTGCTGTTGGTTCCGTCCAACTACGAATCGTGGGGCCGGGTCGCGACGGAGGCGCTGTGCTCCGGCATCCCGGTCATCGCGCACCCGACACCCGGCCTGGTCGAGAACCTCGGCGACGCAGGCATCTTCGTCGACTGGCAGGACGTCGATGGGTGGGTGCGGGCGCTGCGGACACTCGCGCTGCCCGGCCCGTACACCGCTGCGCGTCGGCGGGCCCTGGCCCGGGCCGACGAGCACCAGCGGATGCGAGCCCACGACGAGGAGGTGTGGTGCTCCCATGTCGAGGCCCTCGGTAGCCGTCGTCATTCCATGGCGTCCCTCGCCAGGTAGGGAACGCAACCTCGCCGCCACGCTCGCCAGCCTGCAGGCCTTCGGCGAGGTCGACGTGATCCTTGCCGACTCTCACGCTGACCCCTTCAGCCGTGCCGGTTCCCGCAACGCCGGTGTACGTGAGGCGAAAGCTGACGTGCTGGTGGTGCTGGACGCCGACGCCATCGTCGAGCCCGACCCGTTGCACGCCGCCATCAACGCGGCCGAGGACGGCAAACTGCACCTGCCCTACGGTGCGTGCCGGCTGCTGACCCGTGACGGCTCTGAGGCTGTGATTGCCGGCGTCTCCCCGCACCTCGCAGCTGCGTGGTTCGTCAACACCCAGTCTGTCGGCGGGTGTGCCGTCGTCACCTACGAGACGTGGGCTGCGGTCGGCGGCTGGGATGAGCGGTTCGTCGGTTGGGGGTTCGAGGACACCGCGTTCTGGTCTGTCGTCGACACCCTGTTCGGCCACGTCCGCCACGACGGCACGCTGTACGACCTGTGGCACCCCGACAGTCGCGGCATCGGCACACCGCAGTACGCGGCCGGCAAGGCGTTGTGCGACCGCTACACCGACGCCCAGGGCAACCGCCGCGCCATGCGAGCACTCATTGAGGAGCGGGTATGCGCGTTGGTGTGACAGGTGGCGCAGGCTTCATCGGCGGGCACGTCCTGGACGTCCTGCTCGAGCGGGGTCACGAGCCGGTGGCCTTCGACCGCCTCGGCCGGGGCCAGCGTGATGGCGTTGAGGTCATGCTCGGCGACACCCGCGACGACGTCTCGGTTACCGAGCTCGCCGCGCACGTCGATGGGATCATCCACCTCGCGTCGGTGCTCGGCACCCAGGAGACGGTGCACAACCCGCGGCCCGCGGTGATGACCAACGTGATCTCGGGCATGAACGTCTTCGAGGCCGGCGTCCAGTACGGCCTGCCGGTGGTCAATATCTGCGTCGGAAACGCCGGCTTCTCCAACCCCTACTCGGCCAGCAAGACGTGCGTCGAGACGCTCGGGCACATGTACGTCCGCGACCGCGGCCTTGCGCTCAATCAGGTGCGGCTCGTCAACGCCTACGGCCCGCGGCAGTCGATGGCCGCCCCGTACGGCACCAGCAAGGTACGCAAGATCGCCCCTGCGTTCATCGCCCGCGCCCTCACCGGTGCCCCCGTGCAGATCTACGGCGACGGCAAGCAGGTGTCGGACATGGTGTGGGTGCGCGACGGCGCCCTAGCGTTGGTGCTCGCCCTGGAGGCTGCAGCCGCCGGCAATGTCATACCGGATGTGCTGGAGTGCGGCCCGCTCGACCATCACACCGTGCTCGAGGTAGCAGAGGCGATCCTCGCCGAGGCTGAGTTTCTGACCGGCAACCGGTCCCCGATCGAGCATCTGCCGATGCGACCGGGCGAGACCGCCGGCGCTTATGTCACGTGTGACCCGGAGACGCTCGGCCCGATCGGCATGGTCCCGGGCGACTTGAAGCCTCTCGCCGCCGGCATCGAAGAGACGGCGCTGTGGTACGCCCAGCACTGGCTGCCGACGTGGCGCGAGACGCCCCAGCAGTGGTGCCTCGACGGTCGGGGTGGCGACTGCGGTTGGTGCTCGAGGACCTGCGGGGACCTCGCGTGAGCGTCGCGATCGTCACCGGCGCGGGCGGCCTGGTCGGCTCGGCCGTGGTCCGGCACTTTGCCGGGCTGGGCCTGGACGTCGTTGGCGTCGACAATGACCTGCGGGGCAAGCTCCACGGCGTGGACGGGTCGACGCAGTCCACCGTGTCCCGCCTGCTGGATGAGGTCGACGGGTACCAGCACAAGGACATCGACATCCGGGACTCGTCTGCGGTGAACGCGTCGATCGCCGGCGCGTCGCTGGTGGTTCACTGCGCTGCGCAGGCCGCACACGAGTCCGGCGACCCGGCCGTTGACTGGCAGGTCAACTCGGTCGGCACGATGAACGTGTTGGACGCGGTGCGCCAATACGCCCCCGACGCGGTTGTCGTCGTCATGTCGACGATCAAGGTCTACGGGCTTACGCCGAACGAGTTCAACTACCGCGAGCTCGAGACCCGGTACGACCTGCCCGACCACGCGGGATTCGATGAGGCGTTGGGCATCGACGGACCACACGGCCTGTTCGGCGCGTCCAAAACCGTGGCCGACCTGATGGCGCAGGAGTACGGGCACACCTTCGGCCTGCGGACCGCCGTCCTGCGTCCTGGGTGCCTGACCGGATCGGGCCACGCGGGCGTACGAGCCCACGGCTTCCTGGCCTGGCTGGTGCGGTGCGTCGCGACGGGCCGGCCCTACCAGGCCGAGGGCACGGGCAAGCAGGTCCGCGACCAGCTCCACGTCACCGATGTCGCGTCCGCGGTGGAGGCGATTTGGCGGGACCCGCCCAAGCCGGGCACGGTGTTCAACCTCGGCGGCGGTCGCGGCACCGAGGTGAGCGTGCTGGAGGCGCTGGCCCTGGCCGAGGAGATCACCGGCCGCCGTGCGGTCGTTGAGCACGTGCGCGGCCGCGAGGACGACCACCGCTGGTGGGTGACGGACACTTCCCGGCTGCGGGACCGGTACGGGTGGAAGCCGACGGTCGGGGTACGGGAGATCATCGCCGAATTGGCGCAGAGGTGGCAGTGACTCCGCCGACGTGGACGATCCTCGTTGCCACCCTCGGCCAACGTGAGGATCTGCTTCGCCGGATGCTTGACGGGCTGCTGCCGCAGGTCGCAGCCGCAGATGGCCGGGTCAAGGTGCTGGCCTACTGGGACAACGGCCAGGCCACCATCGCCGATAAAAGGCAGGCACTCCTCGACGCCGCCGACAGCGACTATGTGTCGTTCGTGGACGACGACGACACCGTCTCCGACGACTACGTGCCCGCAGTCCTCGCTGCGCTTCGGCAGCGCCGCGACTACATCGGTTTCAAGCTCATCGTCTACCAGGACGGGCAGCGGCTAGGGACGTCGCATCACAGCCTGTTATACGGCGGGTGGGTCAACCGCGGCGGCGACTACTTCCGGGACATCACCCACATCAACCCGATGCGCACCGACATCGCCCAGACGGCCAGGTTTGACCTGACAGCCCCCGGCCAGCCCGAAGACACGACATGGGTCGACCAGCTCCGCGGCCGCCTGGTCAGCGAAGTGTTCATCCCCCGGGTCCTCTACCACTACTGGTGGGTGCCAACCCAGTCGACATGGACCACCCCCGGCCGGATCCGTTCCACCCAACCGTCCGGCTACGTGTGGCAGCCGTCGGCAGTCGACTCGCCACACTTCGCCTGGCACCCGGCCAGCCCACTACCCCGAAGGGTGTTGCGATGACGGAGATCCTCATCATCGTCCCGGCCCGCACCCGAACCTGGAACATCAAGCGTCTGCTGACAGCATGGGGCGAGACCGGCGCGTGGGGCGTCGCAGACCTTCGGGTGGACGTCGATGCTGACGACCCGGCGCTAGCGGACTACCAGGCGATAGACCTGCCCGCGGGCGCGCGCATGGTGGTGTGGGACCACTGGATGCCGTGCATGCACAAGCTCGAGGCCGCGGTCGCGCAAGAAGTCGACGCGTACTTCGCGCTCGGGTTCATGGGCGACGACCACGTGCCGCGCACCCACGGGTGGGCGCAACGCTGGCTGGACGTCCTGCGCGAGCTTGGCTCGGGCACGGTGTACGGCGCCGACGGCTACCAGGACGAGACGCTGCCGACGCAGTGGGCCACCACAACCGACCTCATCAAGGCCCTAGGCCGGATGGTGCCGGCGCCGGTCGAGCACCTGTTCTCGGACACTGCGGTCGGCACGCTCGGGCAAGAGGCCGGATGCATCCGCTACCTGCCCGACACGTTCATCGAGCACATGCACTACATCGTCGGGAAGTCGCCCCACGACGCCCAGTACGAGCGGGTCAACAGCCGCGGCCAGTGGGACCGCGACGAGGCCGCATACCTGCGGTGGAAGCGCGAACAGCTGCCCGCTGACGTGGCAACCGTTCGCGCACTCACTGATCGGGTTGCTCAAGCAGAGGGAGCGCGCTGATGGCTGAGACCGTCACCAACCGCGGCAAGTACCTGGTGGCCACCGCCGGGCTGTCCGGCCTGGACCTCCGGATGCTCGCCTTCACCGGCACGCAGACCGGCACCGCCGACCCCGACATCAACACCGTCGCGGAGTTGGATGCTGTGTCCGGGGTGTCGATCCACACCGAGCGGCTGGCCCTAACTGGCGAGGCGATCACCGAGGATGACACCGACAACCGGGCCGAGGCCGACGCCGCCAATCCGGCCTTCGCTGCCGCCGCGGGCGTGACTGCGCAGGGTGTGGCCATCTACGACGAGGGCAACGCCACCGACGCCGGCCGGCAGATCCTGGCCATCTTCACCACGGGTTTCCCGCAGCCGATGGACGGCGGCCTGACGGTGACCATCGCCGACTGGCTCCGTCTCGCCTGATCGGAGGCGGTCGTGACCACGCGGGCGTTCGTCTGGTCCGGCTCGATCAGCCAGAACGCTGACGCGAACACGTCCTACACGCTGGGCCTCCGGTTCGAACTCCTCACGGGCAACACGCTGGACTGCGTCGGCGTCCGCTACCGCATCCCAGCCACGCTCAGCAGCACCCCCGGCGTGACGGTCGGCCTGTGGCGGTTTGGCGACCAGGCGTTGCTGGCGTCGAAGGCCTACGCGACTCAACCCGGGGACGCCGGGCTCGAGGTCGACGTCCTGTTCGACACCCCGGTAACCCTGGACGACGGCGGCACAAACGAGTACGTCGTCGGCGTGCTCACGACCGGCACCGGCGGTACAGTCCGCTACCCCACCATCGGCTCGTACCCGGTGCCCGTCACCCAGGACCCGCTGTTCGCCGGCCTCGCCGCCTTCCGGTTCGTGGTCGGCGCGTCGCTAACGTTCCCGACCAGCGGCACCGCGGCCAACTTCCTCGTCTCCCCGATCCTGGACACCGGCGGCCCGGTCGACGTCACCCTCACGCCCGCCGTCCTGACCTTCACCGCCGTACCCCTCACCGCGACGCCCGGACCGATCACAGTCGCTCTCACGCCGGCCGAGGCCACACTCACTGCCCAGCCATTGACCGCAACGCCCGGGGCCGTGACGGTCGCCCTCACGCCCGCGGTCATCACCTTCACAGCCATGCCCGTCCTCTCGGCCATCGAGACCGGGACGCTCACCGCCGGGGCGACCGCGTCAACGCTGACCGCGTCCACCGCGACACCCGTCACCTTGACCGCTTCAACCGTGCCGTGAGGGGAGCGCCGTGACCGACATCGGAGACTGGCTCACACCGACGTTGACCGTCGGCACGTTCGACGGATCCACTGTGGCGTCCCTCGTCATGACCCTGCCCGACGGCACCACCGCCGCCGGAACCGGCGAGGCCACGGCCGGCAGCGGAGCGTGGACCGCCGACGCCGTACAACTCAGCCAGGCCGGCCTGTGGGTCATGACCTGGACGGTCACCGGAACAGGCAAAGGCGTCGAACACCACTTCGTCGCGGTCAACCCGGCCCCGACCGCAGTCGCCGCCCCGACAGACCTCCTCGCCAACATCACCGACCTGATCTACCGGGTGCCCACCCTCACCGAGGCGCAACTGTCCCGGGCGCCCGCGCTTCTCGCCGACGCGTCGGCGAAGATCCGCGGCTACACCCGGCAGCACATCAGCTACGTCGAGGACGACGTGGTGGAGCTCCGCCCGGTCGGCACCGAACTGCGGCTACCGCAACGGCCCGTGGTTGATGTGTCGTCAGTCGTCGCAGTCGGCTGGACCGGCGTGCCGGACATCACCATCCCGGCCGGCGCGTGGGGCTGGGACGGCCTCGACGTCGTCAACGTCCGACCACTGTCGTCGGAGTGGTGGATCAACCTGCCGGAGTCGTGGGCCGATGGCGACGGGCCGAACGTGTACCGGGTGACGAACTCCCACGGGTACGACCCAGTCCCCGACGACGTGGTCGCCGTGGCCTGCTCGATGGTGCTCCGCGTCCTCACCTCGCCCTCCCTCACGGAGGGCATGACGTCGGAACGGATCGGCCAGTACTCCTACCAGATGGGCCAGTTCGCAGGCGGCGGCGCCGCCGGCTCGTCGGTGCGGCTGTCCGAGGATGACAAGACCGACCTGACCCGCTACCGCCGCAAGGCCACCACCATCCAGATGAGGCTGTGATGGGCATCCCCGACGGCATGCTGCCGCAGACCGTCACAAGGATCCGGCCGTCGTCGTCCACCAACACCTACGGCGACACGGCCTTCAGCTACATCGTGCCGCCCGCCACGTCGACCACCATGGCGGCCTGGCTGCAGCAGAACAACCGCACCGAAGAAGCGACCGAAGGCCGGGCCCCGCTCGACCAGCGGTGGCTGCTCATCACCAACGACTCCGACGTCGAGGGCCACGACCGCATCGTGTGGGGCGCGCTCACCTTCGAGGTCGACGGGCCACCCGCGCCGGTCTACACCCCGGGTGGCTACCACCACACCGAGGCGACGCTGAAGGTGGTGGAGGGCTGATGGCCAGACTGGAGCGGTACCGCCCCAACCGGGGCGGCATGGCCGACGTCGCCCGTTCCCGGCCCATAGACGGGATGCTGGAGCGGAAGGCAGACCACGTTGCCGCCGTCGCCCAGGCCGACTACGACTCGCAGCCGCCCCACACTGGCCGGGTCGAAGTTGAAGTCGTGCAAGCCGACTCCGATTCCGACCGGGCCCGCGTCGCGGTCATCGCCCGTCACCCGGCGGCCCTGCATTTCGAGGCTGACCGGCGGGTCCTCGGCGGGGCCATCGACGCGGCGAGGCACTGATGGCCTACCCCGACGTCCTCAACCTGTTGCGCGACCACCTCGCCACCACTCACACCCCGGTGCCGGTGGTGACCAGGGTGCCCAACGGGCGACCCACCCGGTTCGTCCAGCTGCGCAACGTCGGCGGCGCCAAACTGCCGCCCGTCCGGGTCGTGGCCCGGTTCGACGTGTTCACGTGGTCGTCGACCGAGGAGCAGGCCGCATCCGATGCGCTCGCCGTCAGGGCGACCATCAACGGCCTCGCCGGCACCGACACCCTCGGCGTCACCTGCTACCGCGTCGAGGAGACCCTCGGCCCTCGCCAGGCCGACGACCTCATCACCGGCATGTTCCGGTGGTGGGCCACCTATGCGCTCACGTGTCGCGCCAACGACGCGATCCGCTGACCCCGGCTCCGCGCGCCGGTGATCCAACCCACTAGCAGTACGGAGGAATCATGACCACACTGGCGGACAACGTCAGGGTTGGCATCACCGGTGAACTGAGCGTCGCCCCGGTGGGCACGACCGCGCCAACCACCTCGGTCTCGTCGCTGAACGCGTCGTTCGTCGGCCTCGGCTACGTCTCCGAGGACGGTGTCACCGAGACCTACGAGGACACCGTCGAGGACATCGTCGCGTGGCAGGGCGCCACCGTCGTCCGATCCACGACAACCGAGTCCAAGGCCACCCTGTCCCTCACCCTGATCGAGACCAAGGGCGAGGTTCTTGAGCTGTTCCACAAGGGATCGGCCGTCGCGGTCGTCTCGTCCGGGCAGTGGAAGATCGACGTCGTTGCGCCTACCGCCGACCCGCGGGCATTCGTGCTCGACGTGATCGACGGCTCGAAGCACGTCCGCATCTACGTCGCACGCGGCGAGGTGACCGAGCGCGGCGAGATCGTCTACGCCAACGGCGAGCCGATCGGCTACGAGGTCACCATCACCTGCTACCCGGTCAGCGGCATCGTGCTGACCAAGTTCAGCGACGACGCGTCGTGGGGCTACAGCTGACCCTCTGAACCCCCGCCAGTCCGCGCGCGCGGACGCGGGCTGGCGGGCCACAACATCCGCGCACGCAAGGAGATCCGCGCATGTCCGAGCCTGAATCAGACTTCGACTACGACTACGACCTTGACGCCCTGGTGCTCGAGGTTGAGACGGCCCCACCGTTCCGCTTCAAGTGGCGCGGCGAGGCCTGGGAAATGCCTCTCATGCAGGCGATGGACTTCGCCGACCAGATGTCCCTCGAGGACGCCACGGTCGAGCAGTCGATGCGGCTCATCATGGGCACCGACCAGTTCGACCGCCTGCTCGCCGAGCCCATCTCGATTGCCCGGATGGAAGGGCTCATCAGGGCGTGGCACCGGCACCAGGGCCTGGAGCCGGGGGAATCGCGGGCCTCGCGGCGTTCCTCAGGGAACACGGCGAGGCGGTCGAAGCGGACCTCGCGTTCCGGTCGGTAGACCTCCGACACCTTGGCACACCCAGGCTGACCTGGCGTCGCCTCGCCCTCCTCATCCGGGCCCTTGCATCCATGCCGGGGACCTTGCTGAATCGGCGTCTCGGCGGCGACGACTGGTCGCTCGATCAGCACCTGCTCGCCATCGTCGCCGACCGGATGGCGGTCGCGAACTGGCAGCGATCGAAGGCTGGCCAGAAAGGCACCAACCGGCCCAAGCCCATCTCGCCGTTGGCGCGCAAGGGCCGCGGCCACAAGTACGGCCGCACCGACCGTAGCCCTGAAGAGGTCAAGCATTACCTCGCCCGGCTCAAGGCCGGCGACTTCGACACAGGGGGGTGAGGCGTGGCCGAAGAAGTTGGGCAGGCGTTTGTCAGCATCCTGCCGTCGCTGCGGGGCTTCTCCTCCAGCCTCAAAGCCCAGCTGCGCCGCGAACTGGTGACGATCGACCCGGTTGTCGGCGACGCCGGCGACCGGGCCGGCCGCACCTTCGGCTCACGCATGGGCGACGGGATCGCCGGCAGCATGGGCCGCATCGGTGGCCTGCTGAAGACGGGCCTCATCGCCGCGGTCGCAGGTGCGGGTATCGCTCTGGGCGGGCTGACCGTGTTCGGCCTCAAGTCGGCGGCCGCCCTGGAGCAGACCCAGATCGGGCTCGAGGCGTTGACCGGCTCTGCGGAGGTGGCCAAGTCCTTCCTCGGAGAACTGCAGCAGTTCGCCGCGAAGACACCGTTCGAGTTCGCCGGTGTGGCCGACGCGTCGCGCCGGATCCTCGCGTTCGGCGCTGCAGTCGGCATCGCCCGCGAAGAGGTCATCCCGACGCTGACGGTCATCGGCGACCTGGTGTCGGTGCTCGGCGGCAGCCAGGAAAACATCGACTCGGTTGTCCGGTCGCTGGGCCAGATCGCCTCCAAGGGCAAGGTGTCGCAGGAGGAGTTGCTCCAGCTGGCCGAGGCCCTGCCGGGGTTCAACGCCAACGCGGCCATCGCGTCCCAGCTGGGTCTGTCGGTGGCCGACACCCTGGACCTGATCTCGTCCGGCGGGCTGGACGCCACGACCGGCATCAACGCTCTCCTCGCTGGGATGGCCCAGTTCCCCGGCGCGGCCGGGGCGATGGAGAAGCAGGCCCAGACTCTGACGGGCGTGTTCTCCACCTTCAAGGACACCATGGCGATCGCGCTCACCAACGCGTTCCAGCCGGTGATCCCGGAGATCAAGCAGTCCCTGTCCGAGGTCACCCCGGTCCTGGGCGGTGTGATCGAGAAGATCGCGCCGATGCTGGGCGAGCTCCTGACCCAACTGCTGCCGCTCGTCGGCATCCTGTCACAGGCCCTGACGCCCATCCTCGGCCCGGCCATCGAGGCGTTCGCTTCATTCATCCCGCAACTGACGCCCGCCCTCGTCCCGCTCGGCGAGGCGCTCGGCCGGGTGGTGGAGGCGTTCGCGCCGCTGATCCCGATCCTGGCGCAGGTCATCGAGAAGCTGGTCTCATCCGGGCTGGTGCCGATTCTCGACACCCTCGCGCCGCAGATCGCGGACCTGGTCGTGCCCATCGGCGACCTGCTCCTCGCGATGCTGCCCCTCATCCCGCCGCTCACCGACCTGCTCGTGATGTTCCTGCAGATGCAGGGACCGCTGATCAAGCTCGCGGCGATCTTCCTGTCCTTCCTTGCCGTCGAGGCCCTCGCCCCCGCACTCGAGTGGGTCGCTAAGGGATTCCAGAAGGTCCTCGACTTCGCTAAGCCGTTCCTCGCCATCGCCACTGACATCGACAACTGGCCGATGATCTTCGACCGGTTCAAGCAGGTCGTCGGCGACGCACTCGGCGCGGTTGGCCAGTTCTTCTCCGAACTGCCCGGCAAGATCGGAGAGTTCCTGTCGAGCCTGCCGCAGCGGCTGCATGACCTGGCGCAGCAGGCGTTCAACTTCATGTTGTTCGCCATCGGGTTCGGCATCGGCAAGGTCATCGCGTTTTTCCGGGACCTGCCGGCCAACATCGCCACCCTCGCCACCGATCTGTGGGAGCGGGTCAAGGCGCTGTTCACCAGCGGTGTCGAGAACGCCCGCAGCAGTGCGGTGTCAGGGTTCGAGCGGTTCGTCGAGTTCGTCAAAGGACTACCCGGCAAGGTCATCGACGCGGTGCAGACGTTGCCCGGCCGGCTGCTGGACTTCGCACTCGAGCTTGGCGAGAAGGCGCTGCAGATCGGCCGCGACATCGTCAGCGGCGTGGTGAACGGCATCAAGAGCACAATCGGTAACGTCGGCTCGGCCCTGAAGGAAGGCTTCGACTCGGCGGTCGCCGGCGTGAAGCGCGGCCTTGGCATTTCGTCGCCGTCGAAGGTGTTCGCCGGCATTGGCGAGGACTCGATCGCCGGCTACGTCAAGGGCATCGAGGAGACCGCGGCCGAGGCGTCCCTCGCCACCACGGTTGCGCTGTCGCCCGGAGCGGTGAAGTCCCCGGCAGCCGCGGCGACGCCGATGGTCGAGGTCGGTGTGGTCGGCGACGGCGACGACATCGTCCGGGCGTTCCGTGAGTTCATTCGCGTCCGCTACGGCGGCGATCCGACCGTGGCGTTCGGAACGACCTGATGGCGTTCCCCGACACAGACCTGACGCCTGTCGTCACGGTCTACCTCGGCGCGGACCTGTCCGCAGACCCGGGCACGTGGACGCCAACCGACTGGTCCTCGCGCCTGGTGCGCAAGCCGGTCCAGACCAAGACGGGCCGCAGCGACGGACAGGAGACGCTCCAGGCCGGGTCGTGCATCCTGTGGCTGGAGAACACCGACGGTGCGCTGACACCCCTGCTCGCGACGTCCACGTACTACCCGGACTGGGACTTCGGCGTGCCGATGCAATTCGCTGTCGACGACGTCGGGGCGTCGCCGCCGTACGCGCAGTTCTCCGGCTACGTCACCGACATCCGACCGGTCATTGTCCCCGGGTCGGGCGGGAACATCTCCACCGTTCAGGTCACGGTCGCCGGCACCTGGCAGATCCTCACCCAGGGCCGCGTGGAGAAGTCGGCCCTGCGCCGCACCATCCCGACCGAAAGCCCATTGGCGTACTGGCCGATGGAGGACGGGCCCGACTCGCTCGAGCTGGCGTCGGGCCTCCCCGGTGGAACCCCGCTCACCGTCACCACGGCCGACGCCGACCGGATTGGCGTGAGCGGCCTGGCCCCCGGCGCTGGCACGTGCCTCGATGTCGGCAAGCCGGGGACCCTCGGAACGACTTCCGCGGGAGCCGCGCATACCAGCCTGTTCACGCTGTCGGCCACGTCCGCCGCGTCGTGGTCGGTGAGCTGGGTCGCCCGCTGCTACATCCCGGCGTCCATTACGACCACCCCGCTGTTCAGGCTCGACGGCCCAGTCTCAGTCCTGATCTACGTAATCGATCAGCGCATGGCCGCGATGGTCGCCGGCTCCCTGGGGAACCTTGTCTACACCGGCACCATCGCGGTGGACCCGGGCTCGCTGGTCGACCCCCACCATTTCGTGCTGACCCTCGTCCAGAACGGCACGGGGATCGACATTCAGCTGTTCTGCGACGGGGTGGTCGCCACCGGCGGCGGCCTGGACGGACAGGCCACCCTTGCCAGCACCACCAACGCCCTACCGACCGGCTTCCAGTTCGGCTCCGGCACCACCAGCGGCATCACCAGCGACACGTCACTGCTACTCGGCCAGGTCGCGATCCATACCGGGGCCTACGCGACCAACCTGAACGCTTTGCCCGGGCCGGTCTCCGCCTACACCGGAGAAATGGCGCACGTCCGCGCTGAGCGGATCTGCAGCGAAGAGGGCATTACCTTCACGACGACAGCCACGACCAGTATCGAGATGGGGCCGCAGCCGGTCGCTGACGAAACCGACGTCCTGCGGGACTGTGAGCTTGTCGACCGCGGCATCCTCTACGAACTACTTCACACGTGGGGCCTGGGCTATCTTGCCGCCTCCCAGCGGGTGAATCAGTCCTCATCCCTGGCCATCGACCTGTCGACGTACCGGACCACGTCGGGCACGCAGGCGGATGTGCTGGCCCCGATCCGCAACAACAAGCGGATGCGCAACGACTGGACCGTCACCCGGCCTCAGGGCAGCTCGGCGACCGCGAAGGACGACGACCACATCGCCCGCCGCGGCCGGCACAAAGGCTCCCGGGACTCCAACGTCGCCCGCGACAACCAGCTCCCAGATCAGGCGCAGTGGCTTGTCCATGAAGGCACCTTCGAGGGTCTGCGGTATCCGCCGATCCCGCTCGACCTGGGATCCAACGCGACGCTTCTGCCCGACTGGCTCGAGCTGACCGCCGGTGCGACCATCGAGCGCACCCACGGGACAATTGGGCAGCACCCGACCGACCCGTACCGCGGCGTCATTGAGGGCTATTCGCAGGAGATCGGCCACCGCACGTGGTCGGCCACAATCAACGCACCGCCAGCTGACACCTGGACGGTGTTCGAGTTGTCCGCCACGACCGCCGACGCCGGCGAGTTCGTCGGCCGCCTGGCCGCTGACGACGACGCGGCGATCCGGGCCGCCATCACCACGACTGCCACGTCGATCCTCGTCGACCCGAACCGGACGCGGTTCACGACGGTCGCTGACGACTTCGACCCGGACCTGACCGTGCGTTTCGGCGGGGAAACCGCTGACGTGTCGAGCATCGCCACCACCGCCGGGACGTTCGTCGCGGCCGGCACGGTGGCGCACGCCAGCAACGCCAGCGTCACCCCGTCCCTGCCGGCCGGTGTGCAGACTGGAGATCTGCTGCTGGTCTTCGCCGCGATCCGCAACTCGGGCACCGGCTTGCCGAGCGCCCCGACCGGGTACACGCGGCTGCCGGTGTTCAACGCAGCCGACAACGCCCAGCTGTTCGCCAAGGTCCACAGTGGATCCGAGTCGGCGCCGACGGTGACGTTCACCGGCGGCGTGGCCAACGCCGACACGTCGGCCCAGATGGCCGCCTTCCGAGGTACTCCGGTGACGCTGACCGACCTCGCCGACGTCGTGGTTCTAGCCGCCACCCAGCTCAACTCCTCGGCCGCCGACATCGCAACCCCAGCCCTGGCGTCACTGCACCAGCAAGGCTGCATCATCCTCGCCCTGGGCTGGAAGCAGGACGACTGGACATCCGTCGCCGTGGTGTCCGGGTTCACCGAGATCGGCGAACCCGACACGACCACCGGCGACGACCAGGGCATCGTCTGGGACTACGTCATCCAGACCACCCCGGCCGACATTCCCGCCTCGTCGTTTGTGGTCACCGGCGGGGCGTCGGCGATCTCCCGGTCGGCCGTTGTCGCCCTGGCCGCCGGCTACCAGACCTTCACGGTGGCTGCCCGTTCCACCAACGGCGTCGTCAAGGCCCACGCGGCCGGAACCAGGATCGAGGTCGAAGATGCTTTCGTGCTCGGGTTGTGATCACTGATGGGCGTCTGGACCGGCACCATCCCGACGTCGTTCCCCGCGGGGGCCAAGCTCCGCGGCGCCGACATGCAGACGATCTCCGACGCCCTCACGGCGTTGTCGTCGGCGAAGACGGACTTTTCGTCCAGCTTCACCCTCACGGCCGTGACCGTGAACCCGACGAAGGGCAGCTCGACCTATTCGGCCGCCTACACCCAGGTCAACAAACTGGTGATCTACGAGTTCCGCGTCGACATCAACACCGGCGGTGGTTGGGCGGCGGGCACGGGGGCGTACCGCTTCCTCACGCCGGTGGCGGCGTCCACCGGTTCGATTTCCAGGGCACAGGGGTCGGTGTTCATCAACGATTCGGGTACCGCGTTGGTTGTCGGGACGTGCTCCTTCGTGCCGCTCGATTCGACCCACCTCGCCATCACGCTGGCGTCCGGGGCCTCCCTTGGCTCCGCGGGCCCGGGAACAGCGTGGGCGACCGGCGACCACGTGGAAGGTTCGATCGTCTACGAGGCGGCGTGATGCGGCGGCTGCTCGCCGCGGCACTCGCAACGGTCCTGGCTGTTGCCGGGTGCTTGTCGTCGGCGAGGGCCGACCCGCCGGCGCTTCGGATCCTCACCCTCGGCGACTCGATCACCTCGCCCGGGCAGTGGCAGGCCGAACTGTGCCGGCTCATGGCCCAGGACGCCGGTGTCACGTGCGACCTTCGCAACGAGGCCGTCAGCGGAACCGGGTGTGGGTATTGGCCGTCACGCATCGCGGGTCTGCTCGCGCAGCACCAGCCGGACATGGTGATCCTGGCCTGCGGCACGAACGACTGGGCGTTGTCCCCGCAGGCCCGCGCCGACCTGGGTACCGCGTTCCGGTTGACGGTCGAGGCGATCTACACGTTCCAGTCCTCGCCCCGGATCCGGATCGTGCCGGCGCTGATCCAGTACTCGGACCACCTGATCGCTCCACAGTGGGTGGTGGACTCGGAGCCGTTGGTGAACTCCGAGCTGTACACCAACATGCAGTACTACGCGCCCGCTGGCTGGTTCACGGCCATCCTCGACTGGCAGTACATCGCCTCAACCCCCACGTATCTGGTGGCCCAGGAGAACGGCGTTCCGGCCGGCCTTCACCCGACGCCGCGGGGCAACCGCTACATGGGCCGTCTCGCCTACGACCGGATCGCGGCCGGCATGGGCTGGCCGGCGACGTCGGAACCGCCGCTGTGTGACCTGTACGGCACGCGCCGACCGTATCCGCGGCCGGCCTACATCCCGTGTCTGGACGGAGGTTGACGATGGTCGCTCAGTCCGTGGTGATGGGCCGCGCCGCCACAGTGTGGAAGCCCGGCACCGTTGCCTACAGCCAGTCGACGATCCACCAGCCCGACGGGTACCGGCAGGACTGCTCCGGCTACGTGTCGATGTGCTGGGCGCTGCCGCTGAACGCACCCGGGTCGTGGGGCGGGCAGAACACCGTATCGCTGGTGACCCTCGGGTACATGCACGAGATCACGCCGGGCGACCTGCGGGCTGGCGACGCGGTCGGCAAGTGCGGGCCGGGCACAGCCGGCAACGACGGCCACATCCAGCTGGTGGAGAGCTACAACCCGGCGACCGGGTCGGTCGTCATCTGGGAGCAGGCCGGCGGTGGCGGCCCGGCCCGACGCAGCCTCAAGCGCATCCCGGTCGGTTACAAGGCATACCGGTACCAGGCCATCGAAGCTGGCAGAGGAGAGGACGAGGACATGGACGCTGCCCAGGCTCAGATGCTCAAGGACATCCACTACGCGCTGTTCGAGGGCGCAGATGCCGAAGGTCGCCCGGCCGGGTCGCTCATTGGGCTGACGCTGACGCCCAGCGACGCGATCAACCTGATCCTCAAGGGCGCGTCGCGGTTCGGCCTGGCCGAGGACCACCCGGATCCGCAGATCCACGCCCATGTGCCCGGCAACGACCTCAAGTCGCAGCTGGGCCACCTTTCGCTCGGTGGTATCGACGTCACCGCCCTGGCCGACCAGATCGCGGCGAAGCTCGCGGCCAACACGGCGTTCACCGCCGCGGTCGCCGACGCCGTCAACGACGACGCGGCCAAGCGGCTGCAGTCCTAGCCACCAGCTCAACAGCACAGGAGTAGGTCACGTGGTGAAGGACGTCACCTGGAAGCACGTATCCATCATTCTCGGCTTCTTCGCCACGGTCGCAGTCCTGGCGGTGTCCGGCCAGGACACGGCGGCGTTCATCGTCGTCGGCATGGCGGTCCTCGCCGGCATCGGCCTGGTGGCCGTGCAGGCCGGTGCCGCGAAGGAACAGACGGCCGCGGTGAAGGAACAGACCAACGGCAACACGACGCGGCTGCTCGACATCGTTGAGGCTCAGGGCAAGTTGCTGGCGTCGATGCAGCCACCGCCGACCGACGACCAGGAGGTACAGCGATGACCCAGCCCACCCCGACCCAGGTCCAGCACCCGTGGCGGGCCACCGCCCGGACCGTGTTCGCAGGCCTGGTCGCGCTCGCGTCGCTGCTGCCCTACGTCATCGCCGGCGCGCACATCCCCGCCGAGGGGGTCGTGGCGCAGGTGTTGGCCGTGGCCGGCGGCGTGACCCGGGTGATGGCCCTGCCCGGTGTGCAGGCCCTGATCGCCGAGTACGTGCCGTGGCTGTCGGCCACACCGAGACAGCCGTGACCCGCACCGAGGTTGTGTCGGTGCGGTTGACGCCCGCCGAGCGGCAGCGCTTGGACGAGTTGGGGGGCCCGGCCGCCCTGCGCCGCCTGCTCGCGCCGACGCAACAGGTTCTACCGATCACGACGGCCCCGGACCCGATCTTCGTTCCCGCGCGCAGTTCGGTCGTGTGGTTCGACGGGACCGTCGGCCCGAGCTGGCCAGCGCTGGCTACCTACTGATGAAGGAGCACCGTGAATAGACACGCCGCACCCGATGACGACGCCCTGGTCCCCGCGACCGGGGCTCGTTTCCGTTTCAAGGCCCTGAGCCGCCGCGAGAAGGGCCTCGTCCTGGCCGTGGTCCTGTTGCTGCTGTTCGGCGGTGGCGGGTGGGCGTACGCCGCCGCCTCGGTGACGACCGCGACCGTCGACTGCGACGCCGCCACGTCGGTGCCGAACTCCGACGGCACGGTGACCATCCCGATGCGGTGCCGGGTGACCGTCCCCGACGGCCCCACACCGACCCCCAGCGCCACACAGACGGCCTCACCGTCCCCGAGCGCTACGGCCTCGCCGTCGCCCACTGTCGCGCCCACGACGTCCACAGCGGTCCCGACGACGCCTCCAGCGAGCCCGTCGACGAGTTCGCCCACACCCAGCCCGACCACCACCGCCCCGGCGGGCTCGTGGCCGGACGCCAGCAACACCGGCCCGACCGGCCAGCTCGCGCTGCGGCCGTGCTCCAGCGCGATCACCCTCGGCGCCGGCGCGGTCCTGCAGAACGTCGCCATCACCGGCGGCTGCGACATCAACGTCACCGGCCGAGGCGTCGTCATCCGGAACATCTCGATGGCCGTGGCCAACAACGACGGCTGGGCCATCATCGTCCGCAACGGAGCCTCGGCCACCATCAGCGACGTCGAGATCTTCGGCCTGGACAAGACGAGCCGGTCCGTCCAGTACGCGGTCCTGGCCCAGGCCGACGCTACCGTCACCATCACCCGGGCCGACCTGCACCACTGCGCCGACTGCGTCCAGGGCGAGCACGTCACCCTCACCGACTCGTGGGTCCACGACCTGGCGAACATCGAGGGCGTGTCCCATGTGGACGGCTTCCAGTGCAACGGGAACTGCAACGGCACGGTGATCCGGCACAACCGCATCGACATGACCGGCCTCGGCCAGACCGGGACGGTGTCCCTGTTCCAGGACTTCGGCGTCCCGTCGAACGTCGTGGTCGAGGCCAACTGGCTGTCGGGTGGCGGGTTCACGGTGTACGGGGGTGGCGGCAACACCTCGTCGCGCAAGGGCACGCCGACGAACATCCGCATCACGAACAACCGGATCGACCCGGGCGTGCACGGCTGGCTGACCGAGTGGAACGGCGCCGGCGCGGGCAACGTCCTGTCGGGCAACTACACGTCGGCCGGGGCCGCGCTGTGACGGTCCAGATTGAGTTGTCCAAGGGGAAGGGCTTCGCCCTGGTCGACGATGAGGACGCCGCACTGGTGAGCCAGTACAAATGGTGGCTGCACGTCAGTCCGAGCCGCCGGAATCCGCTCCTGTATGCGCGGTGCTACGTGCCGGGGCGCAAAGACATGCCGATGATGCACCGACTTCTGACCGAGTGGAAGCTCGTCGACCACATCAACGGCGACGGGCTAGACAATCGGCGGGAGAACCTGCGAGAGGCCACCCAAGCGCAGAACGTTGCCAACCGCCGGAAGTTCGCCTTGTCGAGCTCGCGGTTCAAGGGCGTACACCTTGGCGGGCGGAAGAAGAACCGGTGGATCGCCAAGTGCCACCAGGTTCAGATCGGAGCGTTCGACACCGAGATCGAGGCTGCTCTCGCCTACGACGCAGCGGCCCGCGAGTTCTACGGCGAGTTCGCTGCGCTGAACTTCCCCGCCCCGGGCGAGAACGGCGCGTTGGTCACCGCGGCATAGCCACAACGTCCTCATAACTCGGCCATAACTCGGCCCGGTCACGCTCCCTTGTGGAGTGTGGCCGGGCCACTTTTTGGCGTGGGGTCAAAAGTCCGCGCAGGTAGAGGGTCCCTTTTGACACTCCACATTGGACAGAGGTCACAAAAAAATGGACCCGCCTCGCGCATCCGGCTGGAATGCGCGAGGCGGGTCCGTCTTCACCGTACTCTGCCGGCCAGCCGGACCGTCAGGTCCGACTGAGCTAGGCGTTCACCTTGCGGCGACGCTGCGCCGTGCTCTTCGAAACCGGCTCGCCAGTTTCGACCTTGACCACCTCACCAGAGGGCCTAATCTCGGTGTCGATGGGGGGGCGTCCGATCCGCACCTGGGCGGGGGACACCGGAGCATCCGGGTAGTTCGGCTGCGCCAGCTCGGCCACCGTCTCCGGGGCCTGCTGGGTTTCGACCGGGCGGTTACGCCCCGGCCGGGCCACGATCTCAATGGCCCAAAGCAACAGGATCGGGGCGAGCCCCGAGATCCCAATTGCGAGCGGCTCCCAGCCGTGCTCCACGACCACTGCCGCCACGTTGCACGCGACCGAAACGGCCGCGCCAAACCAGAAACCGCTACGAGCCCAACCACGTGGGAGTCGGTTGGCCGCCTTGTCTTCGGCCATCGCCAGGGTCGCGATGAGCATCATGCCGTCGATCGAAAGCGGAATGAGGTGGGCGACCAGGGTGCCCTGGTGCCCGTACACAGCCACGTCCCTGATGTGGCTGTAGCTCACTACTGCGGCGACGCCGGCCACCAGCACGAAGCTGAGAGCATATGCAAGCCGACGCCAGAAGGTTGGACTGGACATAACCCCTCCCAGGGGGGTCGCAGACGCACGGTGCGCCTGGCCCCCGCGGCCGGCGCTGCAGTCGTGCGTGCGAGGAGAGAAGGTGCCGGGGATGCCGCCCCGGCGCGCGACCTGTAGCTGGCCCTGCTGCGCCCGATTCCCGCGGCTGCTCCGTTCTCCGGCTTCGGCGGAATCCCTAGCCCTCGTGACGCTGTGAGGCCCTTGCGTCGGCTTTACGCCCCGAGGGCGGCATTGCTGCGTGCGCGGCGGCCGATCTGTGAGCGCACCGCCGCGCTGGATCAGAAGTTCCGGTCGAAGGCTTCGCGGACGTGCGTCGCTGCCTCTTCGCGGTACTCGGCTGAGTCGCTGGGCCAGCCCTCCTCCTCGGTGAAGTACTCGATGATCGCGTCGCGGGTCTCCATGCGGATCTCCTCTTCGATCTCATCGCGCACCTCCCGGCGGATCTGGGCGAGCAGGTCAGCGAAGGCCTTGTCTGAGTCCATGTCCGTCTCCCTCGGACTGGCCCGGTGGATCCGGGCGGGAGCGCCCGGCAGGCCCACGATGAGGTGCCTGCCGGGCTCGGTTCACTTGCTGTAGGTGTGGACCAGTTCCCCGTCCGCGTCGTACTCCTCGCCGGTTGGCTCGGGGTCGTACTCGACGCCCGCCATGAGGCAGGGCTTGTCGAGGTCCCAACCCATCCCGCAGGCGTCGCAGAACGGCTTGCCCATCACCGTGATCAGCTTGTGTCCCATATCGGGTCTCCTCCCGACTTCCCCGGTCCCTTTTGGACCGGGCTGGTGGACCTCGCCGGCATGACGCCGGCCCTTGCGTCGAGCGCATCGCTCGGAAGTCCTTGCCCGGGCGCCGGTCGCGTCTTGCGCGGTGTCGTCTGCCTCGGGCTGAAAAACCACACGCTGGTGGCTTGTTTCCCGATAGCCCTCCTGCTGCCCTCGCGGGTCCCGGTTTCTGGCTAGTGGTAGGTGCTCTGTAGTTTTCAAGATCCGATTTCCGGGCTCCCCGTTCTGCCCTTCTCCCCTAACTATACACGGTAACGTGTGAAGTAACCAGGAGACTACCCACTCTGGAGTGTCAAGTTGCTGACACTTCAACGTGTGAGGTTGGCCGTAGCCTTGACGGATGGCCGAGACGAAGCTCTACCGGGCCGACCTGGCCGATCTGATCGGCGTCAAGGTCGACTCGCTCAACAAGCTCAAGCTGCCCGACCGCGACGGCACTGACATCGAGCGGGGCAAGGCCCGGCCGTACTGGCTCCTCAGCACGGCGAAGGAATGGGCAGCGAACCGCCCCGGCCGCGGCGCTCGCACCGACCTGCGAACGTGAAAGCCGTCCGCTTCGCGGCCGCCATAGCGGCATCGACCGCGCTATCGGTGCCGGCCTGGTCGTTCATGGGAACGGCACGGGTGCTGATCGCAGTGTGCTGCGTGGCCGTGATCGTCTGGGAGACCACCGCAGGTGACCTGTGGCCGGTTCGCCTTACGGCCCCGTCACCCGATCGCCCTCGCTGAGCATCTGCACGGCGATCGGCCACCACGTTGCCATCCGCAGGCATCGCCGCTGGCCTGGCTCGGTAGGACACTCGGGGCAACGCCCGCCGTTGGCGTGATCGTCGCGGACCTGGCGTGCGATCCGCCGCTGGCTGGTCGGGATGGGCTGCTCGAATGGGACGTCGCTCACGGTGGACTCCTCGCCGGGGTGGATTGGGAGGCCCCCGACAGCGCGGGAGTCAGGTCACCGCGCCGCCGGGGGTTGCGCTAGGCCCTGCAGGGTGGGCCTGGGGTGGCCGGTCGCGAACCCTCGCCCCGGAGGGCGACCCCGCGACCGGCCTGGGCGAACCACCAGTGCCAACCAGGGGCTGCCCATTGCCGAAGCTAGTGCACTATGTGAACATAGTCAACGTTGGTCTTGGAGATGGGGAGGTGTGCGTGATCAGATTGGCGGGCCAGCCAGGGAGTTCTGACATGCCCGTGCCCATGACCAACGCCCAGATCGCCAACGACCTCGCCGACCGGATCCGCCGAGGTGAATATCCGCCTGGGTCCCAGTTGCCGACGTACGCCGAGTTGGCCGACATGTACTCGGTCTCCATCTCGACGATCCAACGTGCGCTGGAGCGGCTCAAGGAGCGCGGCCTGATCTACGGGTCGCAGGGCCGGGGCTTGTTCGTGGCCGACCCGGTCACGTAGTGCACAAAGCGCACTAGCCGATCGGCCGGACCAGGTCTAGACGTATAGACCGAGCCCCCGGCTTACAGTGGTAGCCGGGGGCTCGTGCCTGTAACAATGTGCTACGCGGCTTGGCTCTTCAGGGGGCTGGTTGCAGGGGCGGGCAGCGTGCTGATGGCAATCGAGCGCTGCTCGCTCACTACTAGGGTGTAGCCCTGAGTGCTGATGATCGATTTATGTCGCAGCAGCTCCTGGACGGTCCGCAGGTCGGCGCCGTTGGCGAGGAGCGTCGTGCCGTACCAGTGCCTGAATCGGTGCATGTGCACGTCAGGCATTCCGATGCGCCGCCAGTGCCGGTGTTGGTAGTTCGACAGCAGCCGCCCGGTGGCGGGCTTGCCGTTGGCGCCCCGGACCAGAGTCCCCGTGAGGCGGTCCTTCACCTGATCCCACACGAGTGGATGCATCGGCACGTACGCGTCTCTGCCGCCCTTGCCGGCCCGGATGGTGATGCGCTCCGGGGAGCAGTCCTCGCGGCGTAATCGGCACATCTCACTGACCCGCAGTCCGGCGTAGGCGGCGAGGTAGACGGCCAGGCGCCACGGCTGGTCGGGGGACTTGTCGATGGCGCGGGCGAGTTGGTCGTCGGTGACGGGGTGGGGGAGTGAGTTCCCGGCCGGAGGGCGGCGGAGCCGGTCCATCGGGTTGATGTCCAGCTCGTCGTTGAGGACGCACCAGTCGTAGAAGCGGTGCAGGTGGCTCCAGTAGGTGCTTCTCGTCCAGGCGGACCAGTCGGGGTGGGCGAGGTAGTCGGCGAGTTCGTCGGGGTGGGCTTCGTCGAGCCCGTACGGAAGGTAGTCGTCAGCGTGGTCGAGAAGACGCTCAGCGCTGTCGACGGTGACTGTGCTGTAGCCACCGGCGCGTAAGTACGCGAGGTGGACGTGAACGAGTTCACTCATCGTGTGATCGTGCTCACGCGTAACGCTGGTGTCATCCCCTGCCACCAGGGATTTAACCGTTCACCCGACCAGACTGTAGTCATACGGCTACCGCTGCTTCGGCAAATGTCCGACCAATCCGGCGGGGCCGTCCGTCGCGCGGGGCCCGCGAGTCAGGGCGTCCCGAGGGGCGGGAATCGCGCGGCCGGCGAGGGGCCGGGACCTGCGCTGTTGCGTACCGCAGAGTAATGGCGCTGGTGGCTGCGCGCACTAGGTCAACGGCGTCAACTTCGAGCACACCGGCGATGCGCTCAAGATCGGTTAGGTCGATGGCCTGCTGTCCGTTGAGTCGGTAAGACACCCACGCTGCGGAAACGCCCAGCTCCTCGGCGAGCTTGGCTCCCTTGACGCCGCGCCGGAGCATCAGGACCCGGATCTCTTCCGCCACGCGCTGGGTCAGTGGCTTAGCCGTTACATCGATAGGCATGCCCCATAGCGTATGCGCTGACCGCATAAACGCAAGCCCCCGTGGAACTTCTCACGTCCAAGCTTGACGGCTTACGCTATGCCGAATATCGTTCCGGCATGGCTACGGCACTTGGACGACGGATCGCCGATGAATTGCGGTCCTACCTGGCGCAGCAGGACATCACCCAACAGGAGTTGGCCGACCGTCTCGGCAAGAGGCAGTACTGGGTGTCCCGGCGACTGACGCACCAGGCGGCCATCGCGGCCGACGAACTCGTCGTCATCGCGAGCGCCCTCGGCCAACCCGTGACGCGGTTCATCCCGGACGACGTCGACATCGCCGAGCCGGTCGGACGAGCCCGCCGCCGAACCGGTGTCGCTGCGTGAGTCAGCCCCGCCCCCGGCCCGGCCCCAAGCCCGGCGGCCCCACCCACCCCAGCCCTACGCACCCGCCAAGGAGCGACGCATGACCGGCCCCAAGCCCCCACCCGGCAGCCCTCACCCCGACGCCCCGCCGGTCGGCACCCCGAAGCCGGGCAAGGCCGCCTGACCCCCACCGCGCTGCCGCCGGCCACACCGGCGCGCGCACCCGGGGCGGCCGCCAGGAACCAGGGGTGGACCTGGCGGCCGCTCCACCTAAGCCCAGACAAGGAAAAGGCCCCCGTGTCAGCGGGGGCCGCGATCAACGAGAAAGGACCTCTCGATGACCACCACGAATCTTACAGTCGCCACCCGGCGGATGCTCTGGTTCCAGCTGCACGACCTGATCCTGGACCGGTCCCTGCCGGTGCCGGCCGGGCTCAACCTGTACGCGGGCAACCACATAGTGGCCCTGTCCTTCGACTCGTCCGGCGACATCAAGCGCTGGGCGGCATCGCTGGGCTTGCACCAGCACGACCCCGACCACCAATTCGGCGGCGCCACGGCGCTGTACTTCGGCGATCTTGCTGGGTGGAGTGTCCACGCCCACGGTCCGCGCGACGGTGCGTCATGACCGCCCCGGCACGCGAAGCCTGGGAGCTCGTCTGCGGCTGCTCCGGCACCCACATCGACGGCTGCATCCTCGGTGAGGCCGAGGCGATCGCGCTCGCCGCCGCCGCTGCGACCGGCGACGGCCGGCACCAACTCATCGCCGCCCTGGAGGGGCTGCTGGCCGCCGGCCTGCTCGTCAACGACGACATCGAGGAGCCGGTCATCGACGGCCTGCTCGACATGCTGTTCGAGTTCGGGCTCCTCGGGAGGAAGGCATGAGCAAGCCGCCACCGGACCAGGACCCGATCCGGGCCCAGATGCGCGCCGCCCGCCGGTCGGCCGGCCTGTCCCTCGCCGACGTCGAGTTCAAGCACGGCCTCAATGCTGTGCGTGTCGGGTCGTGGGAGCGGGGCGACCGGAACCCGGGCAGCATCGCCCACCTCCGCCACTGGGTCGAGGCTCTCGGCCGGCAGCTCGTCGTCCTGGAGCCCGACCAGTACGTCGTGTCCACGAAGGACGCGGACGAGGCCGGCCGGACCTTGCAGTGGGTCGTCTCCTACGGCCCGGACCACGACGGGCTCATCAACTGCGCCAGCGAGGAAGAGGCCAGGACCATCGCCGCCCGGATGCCGTTCGCCCGGGTCGGTCGCCGGGTCGTCAGCCGCAGCCCGGTCGAGTACGAGGACGGTGCCGTATGAGCCTCGACCCGAACGCTGCCGCGCGGACCCACGCCGCCTGGTCCCACATGGTCCAGGGCAACGCCCACATGTGCCGGGACATGCTCCGGCTCCTCGACCCGCTGCAGCTGCTGCAGGTGCAGCTGAGTGCCTGCCGCCTCATCGCCGCCGCCGGCGAGGTCGTCGACGAGCAGCTGTTGGCGTCGGCCCTACTGACCCCGGACGCCCTGCCCGACGACGGGGGCCTCGAGGTGTGCACGTGGTGCGGGCGCATGGACTGCGAGAACCGCTTCGACCATTCGCGGCTGCACGGCGGCAGCGAAACCACCTGGCGTGAGACCGCGAAGGGAACCCGACCGTGACCACCATTGCCTCACTGCTCGTACTCGCGTTTGCTGCCGGCCTGCTGGGCCTTGTCCTGCTCGTGCTGCCGCCTGACCCCATCGAGCCGGACCCGGTGTACGTGCCGCGCCACCAGGCCACCATCACCGCGCGCCGGGAACCGGGCGCCACCCTCGACCCGGTCACCCTGGCGTTGCCGCCGATCGAGGCGAGCCCGCTCACCGACATCGACCTTCACCGCGTCATCGCCGCGCTGTCCGACGATCGGCTGCCGGTGCTGGCCGACCGGCCGACCGGAGCGTCCGGAAAACGTCACGACCCGGACTGGCAGTTCCGCACCGCCGAGTGGGACCTCGTGAAGGATTCGTTCTTCGCGGGGCAGCCCGAGAACCTTGCCGTCGCCAAGCGGTGGGTGGGGGTCGGGCGATGAACGCCTACGACTGGGCGTACGCGGCCATCGTCCTCACCCTCGGCGTCGTCCTCGCCGTGCTCTTCTGGCTGTCCGAGCGTCACGACCGCCGGCGCCACGCCGCCCAGGCGGCCGCGCTGGACGCGGCGATCGCGGAGGAGCAGGCGCTGTCCCTCTTCGTGGACGACCCGGCCCCGGACGACGAGCCGACGCCTGACGAGGAGCCGACGGTGGAGGTCGCCACCGATCTGCCGCTCCGGGCCCGGCAGATCGACGCGCCGCGCGAAGGTGCCGTGCTGCAGGGAAGGTGGCGGCCACACACCGCCTGCGTAGACGCGTGGGCCGACCGGGAGCAGTCACGGATCCGCTCGACGTGCGCCCCGGTGTTCGGCAAGGAGGTGGCGGCGTGAAGTACCGACTCCCCGACGCCCTCGGCGGCAACGAGTACGAGGAGTACCGCAACAGCGACGGCAGCACCGAGGCGCCGGCGGGGACGGTCGCGTTCCTGGAGAGCGGCTGCATCTTCGCGGTGGCCCGGGCTCTGCTGGTCGAGGTCGAGGAGCCGCTACCGCCGGAGCCGCCGGACGGCGCGGTAGTACGGATCCGCCGAGACGCCCTCACGTTCGTCGCCGAGCGCGACGATCAGACAACCACGGCGAGCGGGGAATGGCACTGGTACACGACCCACGTGTGTGACCCCTCCTCGTGGTCCGAGGTCGCACACAACGCGACCGAGATCACCCGCCTTGTCCCGGACCCGTTCGGCAAGCCAGTGAACGACACATGCAAGCCCGGCGACCGCGTGCTGATCGAAGCCAAGGTGCTCGGCACTTCGGTGTCCGCCCGCCCACGGGTCCGGACGGTGCGGCCGGGCCTGCACGGCTCCACCGGCTACTTCGACATGACCGACGTCACCGTCTACCCGTTCCCCACGAACGAGCCGTTGGCCGACTGGGAGCGGGACCTCCTCGAAGGTGGCCGGTCATGAACGACGACGCCACCGCCGAGGTCGCAGACGACGACCGGTGGCACGAGCTGGCTGAGGACGAACGCCGCCGGGATGCGGCCGAGAGGAACGAGACGTGAGCACCGCGCTCGCCCCCGACGTCGACCGTGAGGCGTGGCTGGCCGCCCGGCGCAAAGGCATCGGTGCCAGTGAGATCGCCGCCGTGCTCGGCATCAGCCCATGGGAGTCGCCGTTCAGCCTGTACTGGCGGAAGGTCAACGGCTGGAACTACGAGCCGTCAGCCGCGATGGACTGGGGCAACCGCCTTGAGGACGCCATCGCCCAGGCGTACGCCGACCGCCATGTCGACGACTGGCTGGTCGAGCGGGCCGGGCTGATGGAAGGGCCGGAGCCGTGGATTCTCGCGACCCCGGACCGACTCCTGACCACGCCCGTGCCGGACGAGCAGCGGTGCTACCGCGTACCGCCCGGGGTGCCGCTCATGTCCACGCTGGCCGTACTCGAACTGAAGACGGCCCACTCGGCACACGACGGGTGGGGCGAGACCGGTACGTCGGAGATCCCGGTGACCTACCGGGCGCAGGTGCAGTGGCAGATGCTCGTCGTCGGCGTCCAGTGGGCGCATGTGGCCGTCCTCATCGGAGGGTCGGACTACCGCGAGTACGAGGTGCTGCGCGACGAGCGCGACATCGCCGTCATGGTCGAGGCCGGCCGCCGGTTCATGGCCCGCATCGAGAACGGCGACCCGCCACCGCTGGACGACCACCACGCCACCCTCGCCACCGTGAAGCGCCTCCACCCGGACCTGGACGACGACGCCACCGCCGAGGTCGATGAGCAGATGGGCGCGAACTACCTGCGGGCCTGCCGCGCCTACAAGGTCGCCGAGAAGGCGAAGGCCCGCTACGAAACCCTGCTGCGCGACCAGATGGGCCGCGCCAAACGGGCCGTCACCCCGTCCGGCCGGAAGGTCGCCACCCGAACCGTCAGCGAGATCGCCGCCTCGACGGTCGTCAAGGCCGCCCACCGCCGCGACTACCTCACCCCAGCCAAGCCCCCCAAGGAGAAGCCATGACGTCGACCGTGTCCGATGCCGTCGCCAAGCGCGACAACAGCCCCGCCGCCATGATCTCCACCTACTCGGGCGACTTCGCCTCGGTCCTGCCCACCCATGTCCGCCCCGAGACGTGGGTCAGGCTCGCCCAGGGCGCACTGAAGAAGGGCCGCCGCGGAGCGAACGGCCGGTTCGAACTCGAGGAGGCCGCGGCCAACAACCCGGGCGTCTTCCTGGCCGCCCTGCTCGACGCGGCCCGCCTCGGCCTCGAGCCTGGCTCGGAGCAGTACTACCTGACGCCCCGGAAGGTGAAGGGGCGCCTGGAGATCCTCGGCATCGTTGGCTACCAGGGCCACATCGAGCTGATGTACCGGGCCGGCGCCATTTCCTCCATCGTCGCCGAGGTCGTCTACGCCAAGGACACGTTCTCCTACGCCCCCGGCCGCGACGACGTTCCCCACCACGACATCGACTGGGACAGCGACGACCGCGGGCCGCTGCGCCTGGTCTACGCCTACGCCCGGATGAAGGACGGCGCCACGTCGCGGGTCGTGGTGCTCAACCGGGCCGACATCGCCCGCATCAAGACGTCGTCGCAGGGGTCGGACTCGGACTACTCGCCGTGGAAGCTGCACGAAGCGTCGATGTGGCTCAAGTCCGCGGTGCGGCAGCTGCAGAAGTGGGTGCCGACGTCGGCCGAGTTCCGCCGCGAGGAACTGCGCGCGCAGGCCGAGGCCGCCCGGGTGTCGCAGCAGCACGACCTGCCGCCGGTCATGTCGGAGTACGAGGCCCCGGAGACGGTCGACGGCGAGGTCGTCGAGGAGCAGGCGTGGCCGGAGGCAGCGAAGCCGGCGGACGCGTCGTGACCGAGCGCCTCGTCTGGATCGCCAGGCCCCGCAAAGGCTCCAGCTACCACCACCTCGTCCAGGGCGAACTCGACACCCCGTGCGGCCGCTACCACGGCCCCCTCACCGAGGGCGTGCCGCTGCGAGGTGAGGCCATCAACCGCGAGGAGGCGGGCGACCTCGGCATGCTGCCGTGCCGACGCTGCTACGGCCTGGTCGCCGTGGTCGCGCCGACGGTGGTGCGGAGCCGGGACCGGAGGCCAGTGTGACCTCCCTCTTCCTCACCGTGGCCGGCCTGCCCGCCCCCCAGGGCAGCAAGAGGCACGTCGGCCGCGGCGTGATGGTCGAGTCGTCGAAGAAGGTCAAGCCGTGGCGTGACGCAGTGCGCGGCGAGGCCGCCGCCGCGATGCTCGCGCAGGGCCTGGCCCGGTTCGACGGGCCGCTGCAACTGATCGTCACGTTCTACTTCCCGCGGCCGGCGTCGCACTACGGGACCGGCCGCAACGCGGGCGTACTCAAGGCGAGCGCCCCGGCCGCGCCGGCCGTCATGCCGGACCTGTCGAAGCTGGTGCGGTCCACAGAGGACGCCCTCACCGATGCCGGGGTGTGGGCCGACGACTCGCGTGTGGTCCTCGTGGAGGCGCGGAAGCGGTACGCCAACCCGCCCGTGTCCATCGTCCAGGGTGCCGCGATCGAAGTGAGGCCGCTGTGAGCGACGAACTGTGGCGCATGGAGCACCTCGCGCAGAACCTCGTCGTCCGGGTCCGCGACGAAGACCCGGTGGAGAACGGCGATTGGTGGGAGCGGCTCACACCGAAGGAGCAGCGCGCCGTGGCGTTCATCCTCGCGGCCGCTGTTCCGGACGACCGTCCGTGGGCGGACCTGATCGCCTGGACCGACCCGGAGGGCACAGTGGAGCGTCGCCGCCGGCAGTGGCGGGAAGCGCTGCAACGCAAGGCGGCCAAGAAGGCTGGCGCGTCGCAGTCAGAGGGAAGCGGCGAGTCGTCACTACCCGAGGACAGAGTGACCGCGTGAGCAAGCACCCGTTCATCGCGGATCCGGATCTGGCGCCCGACCTGGGCGGCCGCCGGCTGTGCATGTGCGGGCTGATCGAGCACAACCGGGCGCACGAGCTGCCCGACCGTAGCGACGAAGAGCGGGACCTCGAGGCACGACGGATGGGAGAGCAGCACCGATGACGTGGGTCCGCCGTGACGACCAGGCCTCCATTCACCGGAAGGTGGCGCCGCTCGACGATGCCACCTACCGGCTGTGGAGTGAGGCCATGGAGTGGTGCTCGCGCAACGGCACCGACGGCGTCATCCGGGCCGACGAACTGAGCGACGTGTCCAAGCGTGGCACCCGGCCGCGGGCCGTGAAGCTGGTCGAGCGCGGCCTGTGGCATGCCGCCGGCGATGACTGCGATAGCGAGAAGTGCACGCCGCCCGGTCCGGACGGCTGGGCGGTCCACGACTACCTGGACTACAACCCGCCCCGGGCGCAGGTGCTCGCGGAGAAGAAGGCGAAGGCGGAACGGACCCAACGGTGGCGGGACAAGAAACGAAACGGTGACGCGTCACCGGGGCATCACGTGACGGACACGTATCCGGGTGGTGATGCTTCCCCGTCCCGTCCCGTCCCGCCCCGCCCCGAAGGAGGCGGGGGCGGGGCCCCCGTAGCACCACCCGCCGCCGTTGGCGGCGTGGCTGCGGCGAGCGGTGAATCAAAACCCCAGCGTCCGTGCCGAACCTGCGGCAACGCCCTCGACAGCGCCTACCACCGCGGCCCCTGCCTGCGGTCCGCCTCGACGATCGGGAGCCCCTGATGCCTGACCTGTTCGCAACGAAAACCCGCCTGGCCCTGCTCCGGGCCGTAGCCGACGGCGAGGTCGTCGTGGACTTCTACGGCCAGGCCGCCTATGCCGACGACTTCCGCAGCGTCACCGCCCGCTGGCAGGAGTTCACCCGCGCAGGCTGGGCGACCCGACCGGACGGTGATGAGCCGCGCTGGATGCCCGGGCAGCTGACCGAGCTGGGCCGGGCTGTGCTCGACGGGAGGCAGGGGTGAGCACCGAGCCGATCGCCCTCGACCCTGCGGTCGGTGACCTCGACATCGACCGCAACACCGGCATCGCTGACTGCCGCAGCTGCGACTTCCACGGACGCGCCATCGACCACCTCGCCTACCGGTCAGCCCGTGACGCCGGGTTCGACCAGGGCCAGGCGTACGAGTTCGCCCAACGCCATCGCCGTCGCGTCAAGCGCGACCTTCCCCACCTGGACCGGTTCGCGTGAGCACCCCGGCGGGCCCGGCGGAGATCCTGGCCGCGCTGATGGCCGTACCGGTGGCCGAAAGGCTGGACGCACTCGCTGTGGCCATCCGAGCTGCGCTCGACGCGGGCCTGCTCGACGGCTACCCCCTGACCCGAGAGGACGTGACCGCGTGAGCACCGACCTGGAGCTGTACGAAGCGATCGAAAACCAGGGGCTCGTTGGCTGGCTGTGCCGACGCTGCGTCCTCGTCGTGTTGTCCGCAGCCGTGGACGCCGACGGGGATCCAACACCAAAGGGCGTGACGTTGGCCGACCTGGTCGAATCGGCGACCGCACACGAACGGGAGAAGCACGCGTGAGCACCGAACCCTTGGACCTGGACGCGATCCGCGAGCGTTGGGCAGAGTTCATGCCGCCGACCCACTACGAGGGCACGTCAGTGGCGCTCGACGTCTGCGCCCTTGTCGCCGAGGTCGAAGCCCTCCGCACCGCTGTGGCTGCTGCTGAGCGACGCGGGTACGAACGGGCCATCGCAGCACTGCGGGCCTTCGACACTCGCCACCGCAGCCCGTCCGCGTGCTGGGCAGCGGACTACCTCGAAGGAGCCGACGATGGCCACTGACCTCAGGACCCTCCTCGCCGACGCGCATCAAAGCTTCGTCGGCGAGGTGAGGACGATGTCCGACGGCTACGGCTCGTTCGTCCACTTTGGCCCAGAAGAGATGGCGGCCCAGATCGCCGCCGTGGTCGCTCGCTGGCTGCGGGCCGAAGCCGACTGGCTCGGCGAAGAGCTTCGACGGGACCGCGACCGCCCCGACGGCGGCGACCAACTGTTCCGCTCAGACACGGCCATGCAGATGTTGGCGATCAAGAGCCTCGCCGACACCCTCACCGACACCCAGGAGACCGACCGATGAGCGTCGGGATCGGCACGAAGCGAGTTTGCCGCAATTGCGGCCGGGTGGTCATGGCCGTGAAGGACCCGAGCGTCGTCAGCCTTACCGCTGGCGTCTGGGTCCACACCACGCTCATGGGTCGACTGCGATGCGCCCGAGCAGCCTCAGCCGCCGAGGTTGTGGACGGCACCGGGGAGGCGCCGTGAGCCTCCACGCCCGCATCCACGCCGCCGTCACAGCCCGGCAGGAGAGGGCACAGGCGGCCACGCCAGGCCCGTGGTCGCCACCAGAGCCCGACGACGACGGCCACTGGGTCATGAACGGGCGCCAGGGCACGGCGGAGTACGCGGTCGGCCTGACGGTGCCGTACAACCCGCGTGCTGAGGCCGACGCTGCGTTCATCGCCGCCGAGAACCCGGCCTTCGTGCTGGCCCAATGCGCCGAAGACCTCGATGTGCTGGCGCGGCACGCCCACACCGTGGTCTGGGGTGGGAACGAGCCCGTCGGCGCTCGCTGCGGCTTCTGCGGCACCGTCGTCGACGCCTGCTTCGAGATCCGCTCGCTCGCCCGTCGCTACGCCATCTCGACCGAGGAGGACACCGACCATGCCAGCTGACACCCAGGACACCGCCGCCAGCTGCACCGCCATCGTCGACACAGGGGGCACCCGGATCAGCGTCACCCGCAGCTGCGTACACGCACCAGGCCCGCACGACGGCACCCACCAGGACCCCGACGGCTCCCGCTGGCGCCTCCAATCCGACGGCGTGCTGGAGGTCTACCAGAACAGCGGCGCCGCGCTCGTCGTGCCGCATGGGGTCTGGGCGGGGCAGGTGTCGCCGGCTGACGGCTATCGCGACGAGGTTGCCCAGCTGCGCCGGGAACTGGCCTCAGCCGACAAGATCGGCATGGAGCTGTCGGCGAAACTCGGCGAGATGCGTCGGGATCTCGCCGAGGCGGTGGCGGTCAACGCCACGGTCATCGCCGAGTCTGACCGGCGCAAGGCCGAGCGGGACTCTCTCGCTGCCCGGTTGGCGGACGCCGGCCCAGACGCGCTAAGGGCCGCTGCCGCAGAACTGCAGGCGATGTCCATGGATCCGTTCGACCTTCTGACCGAGTCAGTCGGCATCCGAGGACCGCTCGCGGTGTCGCTCTGGCTGCGCGACCGGGCCAACGCCACGCCCTCCACATCGGATGTTCAGGTCCTCGGCGACCAGGTGCTGGTGGACCAGCCGAAGGAGGGCGACCGTGGGTGGTGAACTCCTGTGCGCGGCCAAGTGCGGATCCGACACCCCGCGCCAGGCCGCCCCAGGCCTGCGCCTGTGCTGGGGATGCCGTGAGTGGCTCGGCAAAAACCTGCGCCTGCTCTACGACCTCGCTCCCGACCTCGAGGACGCCCTGACCAAAACGCAGACCATGACCGAACGGGTCGATACTTCCGGTGAGCCGTCCCTACCGCTCAACACTCGCGCAGCTGCAGCCCGGTACCGCATCGAGATGGACATGGTGACGACCGTCCGACTCGTACTCGACGAACGCGGCTTCACCGACATCCCCAAGCAGACCGTTGCCGATATGGCGCTGTGGCTCCTGCGCAGCGACCAGTGGCTCGCCGCCCACCCATCAGCCGGAGAACGGGCCAACGAAGCATCCGACTGGGTCAACGCCGCCCGCTCCGCCATCAACCCCAACCCGCCGAAGATCGTCCACATCGGGCCCTGCCCACACAAGGACTGCGCCGGAGACCTTACAGCCGTTGTGAGGCCCATGGACTCGCTCCTGCCCTCAGCCATCACCTGCTCCTGGTGGCACGCCTTGGACGACAAGGAGGGCGTAGAACCACACACGTGGCGGGCCGACCAATGGCACACCCTCGGACGCCGAATGAGGGTTGCATGATCGTCGACACCGAAGCCCTCGCCGTCGCCCTCGGCGTCAGCGCCTCCCACGTCCGCAAACTCGTCCACCTAGGACGGATCGCCCCCGCCTACCGGAAGCGCCGGGCAGGGACCAACGGCCGAGGTCGACCGATGATGTGGTTCGACCTCGACGTCGTCGTGTCGCAGCTTGACCGACGATCTTCAGGGTGCGATAGTTCGTGATAGCTGGTCGCACTCTCGTCCAGCACCTGCGGCCCGGGCTGAAGCCCGGGCCTTTTCGTGTTCCCGGGGGGTTCCACACACCATGTGCCAGTGCCACTGCAGTGCACCGGATGCGACCACCTCGGGCATCATCCTGATCCTCACCCGTTTGGAGAACATCATGACCACCCAGGCCGAAGCCTTCGCCGCCCTCAGTGGCAAGAACGACGACCTGACCAGCGCCGTCACCGACCTCGCCGCTGACTTCGTGGCGTTCCGCGACGCCATGGCGGCCGAGCGGGAGAACCTCACTGAAGCCGGCCAGGCCGCCTTCGACGAGGCGTCCACCAAGGCCGACGCCGCTGCGACCGCACTGGCCGCCCTCGACACCGAGGTTGGCGACGCTGACGGCAGCGATGTTCCTCCGGTGCCCGAAACCCCCGTCGTCGAGTAGCAAGCCCCAGGTAGGGGGTGCCTTCGCGAGCACCCCCCACCACAAAAGGCGGGGAGGGTATAGGAAAAATGACCCCCCCACCCCACCCCAATGAACACTGGGCACCTGACCCCACCGCATGGCGCACCGTCCCCAGACCACGGGGATGGAAGGCCATCAGGGCTGCAGTTTTAGACCGGGATGGTCATAGGTGTGTATGGCAGGACCACTCCACAGGGCCACGCTGTGGAGACATGGCCACAGACGTAGACCACATAGGTGATCCAGATGATCACACCGCAGGTAACCTGCGCTCTCTCTGTGGCGCACACCATCGCTCAAGAACAGGCCGGCAGGCACGTGCTGTTCAGCTAGCGCAACGAGTGCAGCAACAAACCACAGCAAAGAAGGCTCGTCACCCTGGCTACCTAGGGTGAAGGGGTGGGGGGTAGCCCATGACCCCGCCCACAGGCCCCC